AAACAGTTCTTTTACCAAACGGCCAAGTAGTTAATGAAGAAGATGCTACGGCATTTATCAAGGCTGGTGGTGGTGGAATGAATCCATCCGATACTGCTACTTTTGTTCAAGACGATGATGGTAATTTATTAATACAATTTCACTCCGATAAAACCACTACCGGTGATATTCAAGACAATTCTACTCTGATTAAAGAGGGTGAAAATTATAAAAGTTATTTAGAGAAAGAAGATTTGTCAGAGGAAGAAAGACAACAGGCTAACGATTTGATAGATGACTATTCTAAAAAAATTACTGATATAGAAGAAAATTACAATAAACAGGCAATCCCAATTGCTCAAAAATTAGAAGAGCTTCCAATAGAAGACCAAGTAAAAATAATTGAAGAAGATAAAGGAACTATAAAACAAAATATTGATTATGCACTTTTTGGCAAAAAAGGGATAAAATCACAATATGAACAACATTTAAATGGTCGAGATCCTGAAAAATTATCTTTACAAGAAAAATATGAAATAATTAGAAAACATGTTTCTTCAGGACAAGGTGCGGCAAATGATACTAAAGTAGTTAATAAAGTAGGTGAAGCATTACTAAAACAGAATCCTGAAGTTGAAGGATTGAATGTTAAGAAAAATTTATCAGACCAAAGAGAAAAAGTCGTTGGATTGCAAAGGGAAAGAGTTAATAAATTAAATGAGATAAAAGATGGGTTGGGAATATCTATGGAAGCAAATGAAGCCGAAAGAGCATTTCATCTTGAAATGATGGACTACCCACCTAAAGAATATGAAGAGGGAAATCCTAAAAGTTTGATGGGTGCCTCATTAGATGTAAATATGGGTGGTAATATTGTAAATGGTGAGGTTCTACGCGGTTGTTTGGGTGTTGAGAATACTAAAGAGTTTAAGGAAAGATTTAGATTAGTAGAGAATGATGAGTTAACTTATGCTCAAAATGATCCAACAGTTGTTACTGGTAAAAATGTTTTTACCTATGCTATAGATACCGAGACAAATGAGAGAATAGAAATCGGATTCAAAACTTATCGTTCAAAAGACGGTGCTGCTGGAAAAACCAACAACACAATGACTTATAGTAAAGATATGCAAAATTGCTTTAAGAGTAAAAACTAATGAAAACTCAACTACTCTGCACATTCACGACCCAACGTAATCTTGATCAATCAATTTTAGACATAACAAAACATTTTAAAATCATCTTTGATAAGATTTATGTATTACAAAACGAAGATAAACCAAAAGAATTAATCTGTACTTATAATGTAAATCAAGAAGATGACATTGATTTTAATTTAGTTCAGAATACTATTTCACTACATAGAAAGAAAATAACCAATACACTTTATACGATTAATGCACTAAATGAATTAATCAAACTAATTAATAATGGCGTATTGGATACGAGTTATCAAGTGCCGTGGGATTTATACAAAAACATGATACTGATTTCTAACAAAGAAGGCTTACAAAGAATACCTACACGGATATTAAAGATTATAGACTTATAAATGGTTTCACCTATATATTATTTTACCAGAAGTGGTTGTGCTTGGTGTACAAGAATGCAACCATCAATAGAACACATCAACAAGACTTTGAATGATGAACAAAAAATTCAAATTCTAAATGTTGATGATAAAAAATCAAGAGTTATTTACGATACTATCCTTACGAGTAATAAATTAAGAGCAATAACTCCAATGTTATATAATTCAAACATAGGAACTTTTCTACTAGGTTATCAGGATAAACGAAATGTAGAACAATTTTTAAAAGCCAACCCCTTGAAAGAAAGAAAACCACTAAAACCCATTCCTACATTTGATATTCAAAATTCTTCAAAAAAAGACTTTGATAATTGGAAAAAAAGTGTTATATTATGGTATGGAGAAAACCAAAAAGATTTACCAACCAATGTCATATCACAAGAAAGAATGATTGATATGGTTTATACGCAATTTATGGCATATCGAACAAAACCCTTGACTATTGAAGATAGATTAAGTAAATTAGAAGAACAATCACATGAACCACAAAATTATCGTGAAGAATGTAAGATGATGAATAAGGAATTGAAAATCCTAAAGCTACAAATAAAAAAGTTAAAAAGACTAAAATAAAGCTTGTATTTTAACAAAAAAATTCGTATATTATATGAATACGTTATACTTAAATGTTTTTAATTAAATATTTATTAATAACAATAACACTAAACATAACTATGGAGAATAAAAATGGATATTGATGCTATAAAAAGCCGTCTTAATCAGTTACAAAACACAACCTCAAACTCGTTTTGGAAACCACAACCAGGAAAATCACAAGTAAGAATTGTACCTTATACACACGATAAGAACAATCCTTTTAGTGAGTTGTTTTTTCATTACAGTTTAGTTCCTAACAAAACTGTCCTATCACCACTATCATTTGGTAGACCTGATCCAGTTCAACAATTTGCTGACAAACTTAAATCGTCTGGCAATAAAGATGAATGGATTCAAGGAAAACGAATTGAACCTAAAATGAGAACATTTGTTCCCGTTATAGTTCGTGGTGAAGAATCAGAAGGAGTTAAATTCTGGGGTTTTGGTAAAACAGTTTATCAAGAACTTTTGGGTATAATCGCAGATCCTGATTATGGTGATATTTCTGATGCTACAGTTGGTCGTGACATTGTTGTTGAACGACAAACGCCTGCTGAAGCTGGAAATCAGTATGGTAAAACTACTATCAGAGTAAAACCAAATCAAACTACGTTATCTGATGATTCTGATCAATTAGAAAAACTGTTAAATGGCCAACCCAACATTGGTGAGTTATATAAAGAACCAACCTTTGATGAGTTGAAAGAACACCTCTCAAGTTTCTTAAATCCAACGGATAATGATGACAGTTCTGGTACGCCAGAACCCGAAATGGTTACTACCAATGCATCTTCTACAGTAGAAGATGACTTTGATAAATTATTTAATTCATAATCCCGCGGGCTCGGTGGGGTGGTTTACTCCTTTCTCCGCCCCATCGTTTAATAGGAGAAACATATGTCAAACAGAGATGAGCTAGCTGAAGTATTAGCTAGCGAACTTAACAAACAATTCAAATCTCATCAAGTAGCTTATTTTCTTGATGGAAAACAAGAAACTCCAACTGATGTTACGGATTGGGTTTCTACGGGTTCTACGTTATTAGATTTAGCAATATCAAATAAACCTAACGGTGGATTTGCTGCTGGTCGAATAGCAGAAATAAATGGACTTGAAGGTAGTGGTAAATCTTTAATTGGAGCTCACGCTCTTGCCTCCACTCAAAAGAAAGGTGGTCTTGCTGTCTATATAGATACTGAGTCTGCTGTTTCAGCTGAATTCTTACAGGCAATTGGAGTAGATACTGATAATATGCTATACGTTCATCTGGAAACAGTTGAAGACATATTTGATACGATTGAAACGATTATCACGAAGATTCGCGAATCCGATAAAGATAAATTAGTCACCATATTAGTCGATAGTTTAGCTGCTGCTTCTACAAAAGTAGAGATGGATGCTGACTTTGATAAAGATGGTTGGGCTACATCAAAAGCCATAGTCTTATCAAAGGCTATGAGAAAGATTACACAACTTATTGCTCGTCAAAAAGTATGTTTAATCTTTACGAACCAATTACGTCAAAAACTCGGAGTAATGTTCGGTGATCCTTGGACTACAAGTGGTGGTAAGGCTTTACCTTTCCACGCTTCTACTCGTATTCGATTAAAGAATATGGGACAAATCAAAGATACAAAAAAGAATACTGTTGGTATTAAAATCAAAGCTCAAGTCATTAAGAATAGATTAGGTCCTCCATTACGGAGTGCTGAATTCCCACTTTTCTTTGATAAAGGTATTGATGATTTTGCTAGTTGGTTAAGTGTAATGAAAGACCACAACTTAGTTAAACAAGCTGGTGCTTGGTATACTTTAGTTGACCAAAATAATAAAGAACATAAGTTTCAATCAAAAGACTTTGGCGCTTTACTCTCAGACGTAGATACTCAGGAATATATTTATGATTCTATCTGTAAAAAGATAATTTTAAAGTATGATTCTGGTCAATTGGGCATAGATGATGTCACTACTGAAGATGAGTTTGCGAATGAGTAATAGTTATGATAAAACTTTATTAACTAAGCGATTTTATGACTACGAAGATGATATTGAAACCAATCCTACAACAAAAAAACTAAATGATCACGTTTTAGTTGTAGATGGTTTCAATACTTTCATAAGGGCATTTAGCGTTAACCCATCTTTGAATGAAGATGGTAATCACGTGGGTGGTTTGACTGGGTTTTTAAAATCTATACGATATACGATTAATAAGTTTAAGCCTACTCGTTGTATTATTGTTTTTGATGGTAAAAACTCATCCAAACCACGCCAAAAAGTATTTCCTGAATATAAGGCTGGTAGGAAAGTACGAAGTCGATTAAATAGAAATGTCGATTGGGCAACCACACCGCAAGATGAATCCGAATCAATAAAAAGACAATTAGGTAGGTTAGTTGAGTATTTAGAACACTTACCTTTGACTTTATTGGCATTAGATAATCTCGAAGCTGACGATGTTATAAGTTACATATGTACATCGACATTAAAAGAGTCGAAATGCACAATTATGTCATCCGACAAAGACTTTTATCAGTTAGTTAATGATAAAATTCAATTATACTCACCTACTAAGAAAGTAACCTACGATAGAGACTTAATAAGAAAAGAGTTTGGAGTTTATCCACAAAATGTCTTAACTTGTAGAATAGTAGATGGGGATAAATCGGATGGTATACCTGGCGTAAGGGGAATTGGAGTAAAGACATTAGTAAAAGAGTTTCCAACACTAACCGAGGATGAGCATTTTGATGCTAAGGAGTTATTGGTTTCGGCGAATAAAAAAACAACGAGAGTTTCAGAGATGTTGGTTAAAAATGAATTTATTATAAAAAGAAATTTTATTTTAATGCAACTACATGATCCAGACATTAAAAATCAAACGAAATTGAAGATTGTTGATGCAGTTAACTCCTTAGCACCTAAGTTAGTTAAGTATCAACTACAAACTCTGTTCGTAAAGGATAAATTACAAGGACATATCCCAAATTTTGATAATTGGTTAACGGAATTTAACATTTTAGATCATTATTGGAGGAATAAATGAATAAAACAAAAAGCATATCAGAATACGGATATTCCTTTCAAATTAAGTTTATAGTATGCTTGATTTCAGATAAATTATTTTTAGAGCAAATTGTAGATATATTAGATGAGAAATATACAAGTAATGATGCTTTTTGTTGGTTAATAAAGGAAATACGAGAATATTACAACGAATATAAAGATGTTATCACTATGAATGTATTTAAAATTAAAATACAAGAAATAGACTCCGATTTACTACAGGTTAACGTTAAGGATATATTAAAAGAGGTATTTAAAAATATTGAAGCAAC